ACGGAAACAATAAGGCAGGTCCGAAGGATGTTGGAGAATCCATCGACATCTACAAGTATTCAGCTAACGGTATTGCTATTTTGCGAGATCCCACGATGATCGCGAACGGCCTGTACGAGCTGAACATCATCAAGAACCGCTACGGACCTCGCGACATTGCTTTCCTGGCTAAGGGTTTTGCTGATATAATGAAGTTCAGAGACGCTACAGATAACGAGATGCAGAGCTTAAGAACTAATGAAGACTCGGCAAGCGAAATTTTAAGCGAAGCGAGGAACTTCCCTAAATGATTTTGAGTAACTGGATTGATGTTATCAATGAGCGTTTCTTAGCCTACGGAATGAGCCTTTCTTCGGACGAGTCCATTTTGAACTCCAAGAAGATAGCTTTTAATCAGGTTCTTCGAGATCTAAAGCAGAAATATCCACATAAGAAACTATGGCATCTGATTCTCGCTATGCGAGATCATTATGAAATAGAGTTCTTGATAGATTTGCTGGATGATGAGAATCGACTTGATATTAGAAGTGAAGTGGCTCAGGATAATGGGCTAATTCTCGCAAAGAAAAGAAAGAGGCACTAAAGTGGACGCATTTTCCGATTTTGACGCACAATTTGAACAGACACTCGCACTCGTAAACGGGCCGACTGAGGATCAGAGAGATCCGAACCAGTTCCGTCCTTCCGTAGGTGATAAGAGGTCAGAATATCTCGCAACTCTGCGATTTATCCCACCCGCACAAGGGCCAATGTTCGTAAAGAAGGTTGTCCACTTTATCAAGGTTGGTAATCGTACAGTTCGACTAATCTGTCCTAAGACTCACGACGATAAGGCACAGTGTGACGTATGCTCGGACAACATTCAGTCCCATCGTTCCAAGATTCCTGCTCTTGTTGAAAGAGCACGGGCTCATGGAAATAAGACTCGCTGGGTTGCAAACGTCCTAGTATTAGAGGATAGTGCATTCGCAGACAATGCAGGCCGTGTGATGTGGTGGGAATTCCCAAACCAGATCATGGAATACATTGAGAAGTTGAAGAATCCTCCCAATCCGCGCATACCATCCATCAACGCATTCCATCCTATCAAGGGTGCAGACTTTTTCCTCTGCATGAAGCAAGTTGATGGATTTACGAAGTACGACGGATCTCAGTTCTTGACCGCTGGTGGGACAACCCCTATTGGCGACGAGGCTTATATCAGTCAGGTTCGTTCCTTGTGTCACGATATTCAAAGCCAAATCATCATTCCTTCGCAAGAAGAGATTGCTGATATTATGGCTAAGGCAGGTACAGTTCCCATTGCAGGTGTTCAAAAGACATATGCAAATGTGAACGCAGGTTTTTCTGGCGGTAATGGGCCTTCGACTCCTTCCGTTGGTGGATTTGCCCCTGCACAAGTAGCACCCCCCGATGAGTTCGAACAGGCTTTCGCACAGGCTGGTCAAACAGCCCCTACAGCAGGTCTAGCTGCTCGCCCGAGCATCCAGGCACCCGTTGCAGTGCAACAGCCACCTAAGGCTCCTCTGGCGGTTCCAGTCCGTCCAGCGGTACAGACTCCAGAGAGTCTTCTACCACAGGCACAGAATAGAGTAACTCCTATTCCTCAGGCACCAGCTACTGTTCAACCTCACACCAACGCTAAACCCGTTGATGATGAGAACTGGTTTAAGTAAAAATCAGTAATTATTGAGTGTAAATAAGGGGGAAGGGTAACCTTCCCTTTTTTATTACATGGAGTTTTAGATGAGCTTTGCTAAGAGACATACAATATTCACCGACCTGTATAAAAATAGGTATGATTTATATTTGATGTATAGTAATGCGATAAGTGTTTTCAATCAAAGTAGACACTTGAATCAATTAGCTAAGGTTTCATCTGAACTTACTGGTAACAAATATGATCTCAGTAAAGTAGAAGAAATTAATAAGGCTATTTCAGAACTTTCTAAGTTTAGAAATAAGCAACTGACATATCTGAAAAGATTTACAATGGATATGGCTGATTTTAAAAAAGAACATAATCATATTGTAGGTACTCTAAATGGATTGAGAAGTATTGAAGTTATGCGGAGTGGTGTTGAGCCTGAAGATATGGATGAAATTGTTAAGGATATTATTGAATATGAAACTGAAAATAGTAATCCTGATATTAGATCAACGAGAGCTTTAAGAGTTGCTGAAGCTGAATTAACAAGAACACTATACGATCTATACAGTAATAAGTTTAAATGCGAGGCTTTGTGTAAGATTTCAAAGTCCATCATCAACAGGCTTCAGCGCCACAGGAACAGCCTGAGCTAGACTTGGATGCTACAATCAAGCTATGCAGGGTGGCGACGTATTCGTATGCAGATGGAATCATTCGGTCACAACACCACCGTCTAAATTTCACGAATATTTGGTTAAATTCGGAGTAGAAGGTATCGAACAAAAGGGTCGGAAATTTGTATTCCGCTGCCCTATTTGTGGAGATTCTGCAACTATTAAATCTAAGAGGCGTGGCTTTTTAATAAGTAATATGGATGGAAATGGCGCAATGGGTTGCCATAATTGTGGATACAAATCTTCATTCTCTAATTTTCTAAAACATGAGCGCATTGAATTATACAATCAATGGATACAAGATGTATTTGTTGGAATGTCTCTAGATGACAAAGTTGAAAAAGAACTAGCTGAATATGTTCAAGTAGCCCTAGATGAAGAAGTAGTTGATTATTCGCTATTCAAACCATTAGCTAAATCAAGTCCTTCAATAATATACCGCAAAGCAATGGAATTTGTATGTAGTCGTAAAATACCTAAGAAATTTGCTCGGCATTTTCTATATTGTGAAGAAGGTAGATACGCAAATAGAATCATAATACCTCATTACAATAAAGATATGACATATAAGCATTTCGAAGCCAGAGATTTGAGAAGCAATCCTTGGGTGAAATACTTATATCCTGATAATTGGAAACCTAACAACTATAATCTACCAAATATAGACTTGGGTATTCCTTATTTTGCATTTGAAGGCGTGATCGATAGTCAATTCTTAGATAATTCTGGTGCATGTGGTGGAGCACAAAAATATGATTACTTTTTTGAACAAATACATAGATCATTACATAGGAATGGAATTATGTTTGCAGACGGAGATGAAGACGGCATTCGAGCCACCTTCAAGTTTCTGAAGAAGGGCTTCAAGGCGTTCAAGTGGACAGCCGAGATGCTAAAATATGGAGTACATGACCTCAATGGACTCGTGCAGGTTGGATATTTTAAAGATGATGAATTCAATGAAGACGGAACCGTAAAAACAGAAGTAATACTGAAGCATGTAATCGAACCATCCATAGGTGAGATTCTTTGTTTTCAAATGGAAGCCCTCCAATTAGGCGTAAACGTACTCGAAAGGAAAAAGAATGTTGGATTTGTTAGGTCAGAAAGTCAAATTGATCGGTTTACATGGTAGAGCTGGTTCAGGTAAAGATTTTATTGCATCTAATTGTCTAAGAGATTATTTTAAAGTTGCATTAGCTAATCATTTTAAAATAGATATTGTAAGAAAACATATATTCACATATGAAGAGGTCTTTAATACTAAACCAGCACATGTTAGGCATCGATTGCAGCAAATAGGAACAGAAGAAGGTAGAGATGTATATGGAGAAAATGTTTGGTGTGATGCATTAGAAGCGTGGATGTATCAAATTAATAAATCAAATAGTATTGATAAATTTGTAGTAGCTGATTTACGCTTCGATAATGAAGCAGAGTGGGTGAAATCATTAGGCGGAATAGTTATTAAGGTAGAATCAGATCGAGGTCGATCTGGAATGGATGAAACTGCATTGAAACACTCTTCAGAACAAGGCATAAATGAGACATTAATTGATCATTTCGTAATTAATAACGAAGGAACAGATGTTGATAGTTTAAATTGGCAGCTTGAAAAAATAAAGGAGTTTAATAACCTATGAAAACGCAAACAATTTTATTCGACTTAGATAATACTTTAGTTAGATGTATGGTATATTATGATTTTATTCGTAAAAACCTATATTCAACATTAGCTAAAATATCAGGATTTTCTGTTAGTGAGATTTCTGATATTTTTAACGAGATTGAAACTATTAGAGTTAACCAGAAGAATGGATTTACTAAACAAGCATTTTTAGACTCTGTTAATAATGCTAGGGTGTACATATATACTAAATTAAAAGAAATAGATGAAGATCGAGCGCAATTCTTTTATGAATCTGATCTTTCGTTTAAATTAATTAGTTTTGTTTCTAGTGTGTATGAAGCTCCATATTCTATATATGATGATGTTCCGTCTGTTTTAAAAATATTAAAAGATAGTGGAGTTTCTATGTATGTCGTAACTAAGGGCAGTTTTTATGGACAGGCTCGTAAGGCTGCAATGCTAGGTGAGATTTTTGATGGTTTATTTGTATTACCACATAAGAACGAACATACCTGGAGAGGTGTTGTCGAAGCAGCGCAACTAGATATTAATACTACCGTTGTTGTAGGTGATTCTATAAAAGATGATATTATACCTGCCATTTTGATTGGACTTAGGACTGTATTGGTTAATAGATGCGATAATTCATGGGTTGGTGATCCTAAAACCGAAAGACCTCAGGGTGTGAATATTATAACTAATTTCAATGAACTAATTGAATTACTGTGAAGAAATGTTACAAGTGTAAAGAGCTTCTTGAAGATTCTTGTTTCTATGTTAAAAAGAACAATAAGTTATATCATTACTGTATTGAATGTTGTAGATTGAGTAATAAATTAAAATCAAAAGAACAAATAGCTAAACATAATAAAATTAATCGCGAACGACATAAAGAAACTATGAGGGCTCGTAATACGTTAGACTATATCAATAATAGAGAAAAATATATTAAATTAGCAGTGACGAGGGAGAGGGAAAGAAAACTCACTGATTCTAAATATTTACTTACTAGAAGATTACGAGATAGAATCAGAAAAGCATTTAAACGATTTAGCGTAAATGGCAAAGTAATGACATGTAAAGAATATGGTATAGATTTTAATGAAATATTTGAAAAAATAGGAAAATGCCCAGGTTCTGGATATGAATTAGATCATATAATACCATTGGTTAAATTTAATTTAGATGATATTTTACACGTCAGATTAGCAAATTCGAGTTGTAATTTGAGATGGATCTCATCCTATGAAAATAGAACAAAACACGATACCATCCCATCAATAGCATATGAAGATGAAAATTTGCGATTTATTTTAAGTACTATAGGTTTGTTATAGGCTATAGCTTATAGGGAAATAAAAAAAATATAGGTTGCAGCCTATTAAAAAGCCTCCCCTAATAAGGATGCTTTATTGTTAACATACATTTATGAGAATACTAGGACTTGACCTTAGCATAACTTCACCTGGATTTTGTATTATGGACATTGATGAAAACGAAGAGTATGCAGTCAAGTCTATAAAATTACATGGTTTCACTAAGACGGATAAGTGGAAATTTGAAGGTGACGGATTAACAATTCATCAATTCCCAAAGGATTATAATTCACACCCATCACATTATAGGCCGACTTTAGTATATGACATTGTTCAACCATTTATTGATAATATCGATTATGTGGCAATTGAAGATTATGCATTTGGAGCTAAAGGTAAAGTATTTGATTTAGCTGAATTTGCTGGTGGATTGAAGAATTATTTCTATGTTGATAAAATACCAACTAAGAAATTCCCGCCTATGACGGTTAAACTATGTGTGACTGGGAGTGGCACTGCAGATAAAGTTATGATGGGTATGCATTTTAAGAAATCATTATTAGCTAGGTTTGTTAATTCATATCTATTCAATTTACCTGAATACGATAACCCTCAAGAAGATCTAGTAGATGCAATTTATATGGCTAATACGCTAAGAGCTGAATTATGTTATATTGCAACCGGAGTATTTCCATCCGATTTGGGAATGGATCTCGAACATAGTATGACAGCAATAGTTAAAGGCAAGCCAGGAGCTAAGACCCGACCATCAATTGAACACCCAATGATAACATTTGGGGAGTTTACTAGAGTCAAGAAGAAAAAGAAGATCAAGAAAGAACCAAAGCCTGTTGTAGAGAAGAAAAAGAGAGAACCTAAGAAGAAGTTAGTAGTACCTAATCCATAAATAGCAATATGATTGATTATCTAGAATTACTTGAGGAAGATGTTAACCCTGAAGATATTGACGTATCATCTATTAAATTTCATAGTGAATTGAATCCTATTATTTGGGATAAGGCTAACGGAGAATATCTATTAAAAGATAATATTAAGGTAAAATTATTGGCAATAGCTGATAAGTTTTCTGACTATTTGAGATATAAAGGATCTAAGATAGAAGTTCTAGATATTGAATTGACTGGATCTAATTGTAACTTCAATTACACACCAACTAGCGATTTAGACATGCATTTAATTGTTGATTATTCTAGTGTTGCTGATAATCCAGACTTAGTTTCTCAATACTTATACGATAAAAAGCTATTATGGACTTTGAAATATGATATAAAGGTTAAATCCATTCCAGTTGAATGTTATGCAGCAGACTCAAATGAAGATAGAGTTAAGGGAGCTGCTTATTATAGTTTGATTAAGGGTGAATGGATCGTAAAGCCTGATAGGAAGAATATAGTTGTTGATCTTTCTGAAGTTAGAGAAAAAGCTGCAGAAATTATGGATTTGGTTGATAAGTGTGAAACTATTAGCCAATTGGAGAAACTTCAGGAGAAACTATGGCGCATGAGGTATAGTGGATTGCACAGTAGTGGAGAATTTTCAACAGAAACGCTCACCTACAAGATTCTTCGTAGGAACGGCACCCTGGACAAGATTAAGACTCGCATCGCAGCACTAGACCGCATCTAACACTGCTACAATAAAAGCATGACTCTAAGACATGTGGTTGTTGACGTAGGTGGCCTGTCCTATTGGAAATTACATTCGCTAGCTAGCAAGTCCAAGTGTGAACAACTTGGTCTGGTTAAGGAAGCTATCCTGGCGATGGAATCTGAGGGTGGCTTTAAGGAATGGGTTTATGATGTCAAGATGGAGATACTGGATATTATCCAGAGTTTCAATCCTGATTTTCTGACTTTGGCTTGCGACGGTAAGAACCTATGGCGCAAGGAAATATTCCCAGAATATAAGGACAATCGCAAATCAACAAAGGCTAAAATCCCCATTGACTGGAACCTTTTCTATAATACTCGCGACAAATTGATGCGCGATATAGCGGCAAATATGCCAATCAAGACTATTTTACTTGATCATATAGAAGCTGACGATATTGTTACCGTTCTAGTTGAACATCTAAACGAAACACATGAAATAATAGCACTATCAAACGATAGCGACTGGCATCAATTGTTCAAATATCCTAATTTTAGGGTGTTTAAGATAAACGACAATAGCGCAACAGCCTATTTCAGCCGAGGACCCGAGGGTCGAACTGAAGTAGTTGGCGTGGATCCTGTTAAGCTGATCCAAATGAAGATTCTCACAGGTGACACTGGAGATAATATTCCTAATTTGAAGCCTAGATTAGGTGAAAAGACAGCCGAGAAGATCATTCTCGAAAGTCAAGGGAATATTTACGCATATGCACTCAATGAAGGACTATTGGATGCATTCGAACGTAACCAAAGATTAATCAATTTGGATAGAATTCCACAGAACATAAAAGATTTGATTTGGAATACCTATACATCAACACCTATTTCTGAAGTTGATCATCTATTATTGAGCGATTTCTACCCCGAGAATTATGATTTGATAGCTCAAATGTCACATTTGAATATATTTTCTCAGAAAAATGTGAAGAATCTCGGCTGGTAATACCGGCTAAATAAAATCCACGAAAGGATAATGGTTTAAATGCAGACCTTCACGCTAGAAGAGGCAAATAAGTCATCTACTGAGTTTTTCAGAGGTGACGTGACCGGCGCAACAGTTTTCACTGGAAAATATGCGTTAAAAAATAACAAAGATCAATTAGTTGAACTTAATCCTGATGACATGCATCATAGATTAGGTCGAAATTTTGCAGCATCTGAGGCCAAGTACTCAGATGGTATGGGTGAGGATGAGATTTATGAACTTTTTGCAGGATTCAAATATGTAATCCCGCAAGGTTCCCCTATGTCCGCCATAGGAAATCCATTTTCAATTCAATCAGCTTCAAATTGCTTCGTAATTCCATCACCTGTAGATTCATATGGTGGAATTTTCCAGGCTGATCAACAGCAAGCTCAAATCATGAAGCGTCGTGGTGGCGTTGGATTTGATCTATCTGAAATTAGACCTAAGGGTATTTCTACTTCGAACGCAGCAAAAACCACAGATGGTATTGCAGTGTTCATGGATAGATTCTCAAATACTTGCCGAGAAGTTGCGCAAGGTGGTCGTCGTGGAGCTTTGATGCTCACTATTTCAGTACACCATCCTGAAATAGAAACTTTCATCAATATTAAGCGTAATCAGACTAGAGTGACCGGAGCTAACATATCCATCAGAGTGAGTGATCGCTTTATGGAAGCGGTTAAGAATGATGAAACTTATGTTCAGCAATGGCCCGTTGATTCCAGTAATCCAAAAATCACAAAAGTAGTAAAAGCTCGTACTATCTGGAGCCAGATTGTACATGCTGCTTGGGAATCAGCAGAACCAGGAATTCTATTCTGGGATAATGCTATCAACAACACTCCTTCAGATGTTTATTCTGATGTTGGATTTGGTAGCACTTCGACAAATCCATGCGGTGAAATTGTTTTGTCGCCAAACGACTCCTGTCGATTAATGGCGATTAACCTATATTCATTTGTACAGAATAAGTTCACAGAAGACGCTTCTTTTGATTATGAGAAGTTGGCTGAGGTTTCGTATAAGGCTCAACATTTGATGGATTCGATGATCGACATCGAATTAGGTCAAATTGATAAGATCATATCTAAGATCGAAAATGATCCAGAGTCCGAGGCTGTTAAGTCTATTGAACTTACACTATGGAAGAATATCAAAGAGGCTGCTAGAAATGGCCGTCGGACTGGTCTAGGTATTACTGGATTGGGCGATGCTCTGGCTGCACTAAATGTCAGATACGGTTCACCTGAATCGATTAGAATCACAGAAGCCATCTATCGAGAGATGACTATCAATGCGTATCGAGCAACCATTGATATGGCTGAAACTCGTGGAGCATTCGAAGTATTCGACTATGAGAAAGAAAAACAGCACCCTTATTTGCTAAGAGTCATTAGTGAATTAGGACCTGAATATTTGAAGAAGTGGAAGAAGTTCGGTCGTAGAAATATCGCACTAACTACAACCGCACCTACAGGTTCGGTTTCGATGATGACTCAAACCACTTCAGGAATAGAACCTGCATTCCGAGTAAGCTATACTCGTAGACGTAAGATCAATCCTGAAAATGTAGATGCTAAGGTTACCTACGTAGACGCAGTAGGCGATAAGTTTACTGAATCTAAGATTTTCCATCACGCCTTTAAGGATTGGATGGATGTCACTGGAAAAACTGAAGAGCAATACGAGGAATCTCCTTACTTCAATGCAACAGCAAATGATGTTGACTGGAGAGCCTCTGTAGACATCCAGGCGGCTGCGCAGAAGTGGGTGTGCCATTCTATCTCCAAGACCTGTAACTTGCCTTCAGACGTATCTGAGGAGCTTGTGTCTCAGGTTTACATGGATGCATGGGAAAAAGGATGCAAGGGATTCACAGTATATCGAGACGGATGCCGTTCTGGAATTTTAATCGACAATCCAACTGAGACTAAGAAGGAAGAAGCTCCTAAGTTTGTGGAAATCAATGCAGCTAAGCGTCCTGAAACTTTAGAGTGTGAAGTTTCTCATGTTCGTATAAAGAGTCAGCAGTGGGTCATCTTCGTTGGATTGATGGAAGGTAGACCATATGAAGTCTTCGGAGGTATTGCTGAGAACATCCAAATACCTAAGAAGATTAGAACGGGTACCATAAGTAAGACTGGTAAGAAGGAAGGAAGAGGGATATATTCCTTCATACATGGAGAAGGCGAAGATCGAATTGTAGTAAAGGACATAGTAAAAGCCTTCGCAGACGAAAGTTACGCTTTTCACACTCTGGCTGTTTCCGGTTTACTAAGAACTGGTATGGGTGTCAAGTATGTACTTGATATTCTAAACAAGGCCGATGAAGAAGCTGACATTTATTCATTCAATAAAGTTCTATCTAGAGTATTGAAACATCACATTAAGGATGGAACCAAATCAGGCGAGAAGTGCCCTCAATGCGGAGCTGACATGATATTCACTGAAGGGTGTAAGAGTTGTTCGTGTGGTTATAGCCGTTGTTAGGTTTAAAATAACAATAACATCATTAACAACCTCCATCTAAATATAGGTGGAGGTTTTTTAATGGAGTGTAAAATATTCGGCTTTAGATAAATGGACTTATGACATGAATAGGCAAAATTTTTAGAGTCATTAGGATATAAAGTAATAGTTATATGGGAAAGTGATTTGAAAGATGATAATAGGATGAATTCTATTAAAGATATGATAGAAAAATCTATTTATTTCAATGATAAATATTTAAATGGCTTATAGATCATTTGAGGATCAAGATTTACCTATTCAGCGACCTAAAAGTGAAGGTGGCTGGCATCAGGGTGTATACAAAGTTGTGAATTATAAAAAGTACATGTCAAATAAACCACCAATATTCAGATCTAGCTGGGAGGCAAATATGATGTATCTATTTGATATGAATTCATTTGTTACTAGGTGGGGTTCTGAAATTCTAGAAATTCCATACATGAATCCAATAGATAGTAAAGTACATAGATACTTTGCAGATTTCTATGTTGAATTCAAAGATAAGAATGGGAAATATATTAAGTGGGTAATAGAAGTTAAGCCTGCAGATAAACTACATCCACCAAAACAGAAGAAAAGAACTAAGACTTGGGCGTATCAAATGAATGAATATGTGATAAATGTGGCTAAATGGACTGCGGCTAGAGCATACTGTCAACATAGAGGGTATGAGTTTAAGATCTTCACGGACGATGAGATTAAGAGCCTATGTAGATCGTTCTCGTCGGACGGCCACTAGACTTGCTATCATCTATGTAGGAGCCTGTCAAGGCGGTTTTAGAATTTTAATCGGAGAATGAAAATGGAGATCATTGAGGGAAATCTTCTCGATATTACAGAAGGTATAATTGTGCATCAAGTTAATTGCCTTGGCGTTATGGGTCGAGGATTAGCAGCACAGATTAGGGCTAACTACCCTAGTGTATTCAAGGAATACTATAAGCTATGCAAGTCTAAGATAGGTATGGAAAACGAACTATTAGGTACTATTCAGCTTATCCCTATTAAGGACTTTCCACCCTTAAGGGTTGCAAATGTATTTGGACAATTGAGTTATGCAGGGTCTGGCGTCCATACTAGCTATGATGCATTGACTAAGGCATTGACTAAACTAAATTTCATAAACACTCGTAAGTTGAAGATTTATGTTCCTTACCTATTAGGTTCAGATCTGGCCGGAGGTCACTGGCCTACTGTTAAATCGATAATTGAAGAAACAATACCTAATGCTACAATAGTAGTACTACCAGAAAAGGTTGCCGCTTTGGGTGATAACTGGATTAAGAAGATTTAATCGGAGGATGGATTCATTTGAATCCTTTTTGAAATGGATCACACTAAGCAAACTACATTCGCTGGATTTGTCAATGTTGAAAAACATAACAAGTATTGGGTGGATGGTCATTTCGAATTCAGTGAAGACTGTCCAACTTTATTCAGATTCAATACTAAAGAAGAAAAGGCTAGAGTTCAAGATGTAGCCCAATCGTATCTAGATAATTGGGGTTTTGAAGCTGTAGAACTTGTAATATTTGAGGTTAAATCTAGGCATCAGGTAACTCTTAAAAAGAGAACTGAATCCGAAAAAGAAAATGCTAGATTGAAGGCTCAAAAAGAGTCTGACGATAACCGAATTAAGATGGCAAGTGGAGATGATGTAGCTGAAGGTGCAGTACTTAAGCCGGAGCCAAAGAAGAGAGGCAGGAAGCCCAAGTCGAGTGCTACAATATGAACATGAGTACTAAACTTAACTTGTCGCAGCGTCTCTGGCTCATCGATTCCATCGGTAGCCTCGCATCTACAACCGATTTGATCAAGTCTGCAGACGGATTCATTGGCTTCCTGGCTCCGAAGGAAGATGAATTGGCCGTCGAGAACTTGAACTTCCAAGTAGATGAAAATGGATTGTCATGGGATACTGATGTAGAGGCTGAGCATATCAAGCCTCTCGAAGTTGAAATCCCAGAGATCATCTATAGTGCATTGAAGATTAAGTTCACGGAAAGATTGAAGGATCCAACCGGACTTGACCTCGAAATGCTCTCATTGCTTTCTCTATAACCAGAAAGGCTGTCTGAATGATAGACTTCGATCTTTCAGTTAGACTCCGGATAGGTGGGGCTGATTATGATTCTGAATCAAATCCTTCATTCTTATCTAGAATTAAGACAAACATCAGTGACCGTTTCAATTGGCTATATAGCTTTATTGATTTTCTAAAAAACGACGTTGAAGAGCATTACAGATTCACCTTCGATGAAGGTAATGATGCTTACATGCTTTTGTACGATAGGAATTTCCCTGAGGGTTTCTACGGGAATTCTAATAATTCAAAAGACTGGTTCTATAAGCAATATAGTGAAGAAGGAAATTCAGTTGCCGCTTTTGTGATCCCTGAAGTATACGTTCAGCATTCTGTACAGCGAATGGAAGGCTTACAGATGACTCCAACTGATACTTTGCGATCAGTTTCAGTCGCTGAAATTTACTTAGTTAATTGCGATGAATCAAACATTGACCCTTACATTGAATTGAAGGTTTCCTATTCTCAGTTTGGTATTGCAACTGTATGGTATGGAAGAAATTCAAAGTTTAAGGTAATACCTGAATACTTTGCAGAGTTCACTGCTTCATTGTCTGGTGAATTAGCTAGTATCACCGAATGGTTAGAGAATAATCCAGATGAAGAGCCAGACCCCATCGACATAGTGGTTATCCAAAATAGAGAAGAGCGGATAGCTGCAGTCGAAAATAACAATCGCAGAAAGCGTAGACGTGTACAGTCAAATAGAGACTGATAATATTATAGAATTATTTAATTTATTATTTTATATTGAATATGGCGAATGTAAAATAAAAGAAGATTGTTTAGTATGGAATACGATTGGATCGCTTAAATGGAAAATAAATGGAGGTGTTGGTCCTAGTGAACATATTATGGGTGATATAGTTGGATGGGTTGGAGTCGGCGGATATAGAGAGACTAAAATTAAAATAAACGGAATAAAGAAAACTTTAAAATGTCATAGAATAGTAATGACAATTACAACAAACAAATTAATAATTAATGAAGTTGTAGATCACATAGACGGAAATAAATTAAATAATGACCCTCGTAATTTAAGATTAGTATCACAAGTAGAAAATTCAATGAATAAAAGAAAAGCTAGATCTGATTCGAATAGTAGACTAATAGGAATTTCTAAGCTACGATCAGGTAAATGGCGAGCTAGATTGCAATATAATAGATATGCAAGAGAAAGACATTTAGGGGTTTTTAATTCAGCTGAAGATGCATGTAGTGTCTATTGGACCACTAAAATGAATTTAGAACCTAATATGTGTTCAACATGGCGAGAAACCTTCAACAAACAGATGGAAATGGCTAAAATGAAAGATTCGAGGATTTAAATGAAATACAATGAATTAGAGACTAAGGTATTACTTAAGTTCTTCACAAACATTGATTCAAATGTTTATGCTGCTACTGATGCTATGCCTACTTCACTATGGGCTTTTCTATTAGGCGGGTATTCTAGATCTGATCTTACTATGCGTGATAGATTCTTAGATATATTTAAGGATATGACTGAAGAACAATATCATAACTCGCTACTCCAATTAATTGGAGACGAATATTCTAGTTATTCGTATAACAGACTATTAAAAAGATCTGAAGAATTTATGAGAAAATGGGCTGTTGAATATTCACATGCTTCATTAAAGGATTCAGCTGTTGATCGATTGGCTATTGAACAAGTATCAATTAGATCCACTAAGATCCTAGAGAATTCTTCGTTGGGTGCATTCCAGGAAAAGTCAACGAGATATATGAATTTCTCAGTTGATAATTTCTACATTCCAGAATCTGAATTCGTAACTGAAATTGAACTTCAGATATTAACAGATGCTATGGTTCTATATAGAAAAGTTCTAGAGGCTGCAACTACATTCTTTCAGACTAAGATCTCAAAGGATGAGTTTAAGTCTGAAGCTGCTTGGATTAGAACTTGCAAGGCTAAGGCTTTTGACGAAGCTAGATATTTGCTACCAACATCAACCAAAACTTCATTAGGTGTAACTCTCCCAACGAGAGAAACTGAAAGATGGTTGTCTGAATTATTTGCAAGCCCTGAAAAGGAAATTAGAGATCTGGCTGAACTAATCAAGATCGAATGCGTTAAGATAAACCCAGGTTTGCTGCGACATGTCGAAACTAACTCGTTCTTAGTCACTAAGACTCTAGAACCTTCTCTTGAATTGTTCAAGAAAGCTAAGCAAGAAGCAATTAACACCAATAATAGGCAGTTGCAATATGCTTCACCTGTTGGTGTTGAGGTGGAAGCTAAGATTTGCATGGCTTTCATAGCATCTTGCGGAATTTTCGATCCTAGAACATTAGAAGAGAGTGATCTAGACACTGCAATAGAAGCAGTGATGAGTTCTCGCGGAAAGTACGACGAATTCCCTAAGTGGACCGCTTTCGGAGATAACACTTTTAGGTTTGTACTTGATATTGGTGCATATCGAGACGTTCAGCGTCATAGAGTTGGCGTTCAGATCCCATCTGACTGGTGCCCCTCATATGGATATTCAATTCCTAATTTCTTAGAAGAAGCAGAAGCCTCTGAATTGAAGGCTGAATACGTCGCACTGTGTGATCGAATTGCAGATGTCATCGGCAAGCTATACGAAAACGATAGATTCACTGCTGCGTACTTCCTAATACTAGGAACAAATATCAATGTAGTATATAATTGCAATCTCAGGCAGTTGGCTTATTTCATTGAATTGAGAAGCGGGCCTGCAGGTCACTATTCATATCGTAGATTAGCTCAAGAGATGTACAAGGAAATAGAACACGACTACAAGCGTTTTTCTAAGTATATCAGAGTTGATATGAGTGGATATACTGATCGTAGAGAAGCTGAAGAGAGAATTCAAGCTAAGATTGAAAAAGCAAAAGGAACTTTCTAATGAACGTCAATACCGCACAGAACGACACTGGAGTCATCAAGGGTAATTTCCGATCTTGTAGATTGGTGCGACCTCTAACCGAAATTGAAGGAGTGGCACACACCACCTCATTGATTCCAGAGAAGTATGCCAAGGTTGGTCGAGGTCTTGAATTATTCGATGGAACTGAATGGGTCCATTGGATGGTTCTAACTGTCTCAGGTAATTTGGTGGTTGATCCTGTAGATTCTCGTGTTTTGATTAAGTCCCACCGTAGAGCAACTGGCGACTCGATGAAGAGATCATCCCCAACATCAAAGGAATAATCATGAAGAAGGATCTTTCACTTTTAGTTTTCATCATTGATGCATCGTCATCAATGACAATGAAAGCACCTGAAGTAGTTTCATCGGTAAATCAGGCTATTAAGGATCGTAAAGACGCCAATAGCGACGAATTGATTTCTATCTATCAATTTGCGAATGACACTAAGAATATTCTAGACTTCAAGCATGTTAGTGAAGTCTCACAGTTTGATTATGAGTGTAATGGATGGACTGCACTTCGCGATGCAATTGGATACACCATCAAGGATGTTGGTTGTAAACTGAACGAAATGGCAGAAGAAGATCGACCTGAAAAAATTCAGGTCATGATTTTGACTGACGGTGAGGAGAATTCCTCAAAGAATTATTCTCCAGAACAAGTCAAGGAGATGGTTGAACATCAGACCGAAAAGTATTCTTGGTTGTTCACCTATGTAGGATCTAACCAGGATGCTATATTGGCTGGAAGTCAGTTGGGTATTGCTCGCGGACTCTGCGCGAATTACTCAGACAACAATCTAGGACATACTCTAAGCATGGTTAGCTCCAAGATGTTGAGAGCTAAGGGTGCAGAAGATTATTCTTCGATGGTTAACTTGGCATCATATTCACTTGATGATCGTGAAGCTCTAGTCAAGAATGATAATAGCTAAGTTATACAACATACTTGAACATTTGATTTCTAGTGGAGTCCCTCTTCATACCGAAATGAAGATCGGACTCTATGTTCAAGAAGGTTCTGAAGCTAGGTTGAATATACTAGACCTAAATGGTTTAGTGGCCGACGCTCAGTCCGGTGTTGTGTATTTGGCTTGCGGAGATAGAGAAGCCCCATTTGAGTTGCATCATGTCGATGAAAAACAACACGAATGGGAAACTTTTGTTCTTAAAGTTGACGGATCTGAAGCAATTAAGAAAAGTCAAATGAAGACTATCGGAATGGATGGAGAAGTTCTAGTTGACGTAGGCGGAATCAAGTAGTATCTTTCCGGTAACAGAAAGGTTCTACATAATGATCCACCCTCGCATCCATCGTTTCCTACAAGCTATCTTCAATCGATTCGGTATCATTCTCCACGACAAGGAGAAGGCTTATCTCCCATGGCCTACTGCATTTTCGACAGTTGATATTGCAATTGTCGATTTGTACCGAGACGTGATTTTGCTTGGAAAGAAAAGGGCTACTGGTAAGTGGGTCATTATCGGCGGATTTACGGACCCCACTTCGATTTGCGACGAGGAAGACGCCATCCGAGAATTGGATGAAGAGACGGGTTTGACCGCATCGCAAAGCGATCTCAGATTCATTGGAAATTTCAAGATTCCTGACGGTCGATATGAGGGAACACCTCATGCAATTAGAACCCATTATTTCCTTTTGAATATCGATTCGACTAAGGTCGTTTCGGTGCCAAAGGATCCAGAGATTGCCGAGACTCGGTGGTTTAGTCTGAAGGATCGTTTTGCCTTGGTTGAAAAGGATGACCCTTACATTCAACCTTCGCATAAGATTCTCATTAAAGCCTTGCAGAAATTCATAGGAGCTTAAAAATGCTTAATACTCTACGAGACTATTTGGAAAACCAAGATCGTAAAATCTACATTGTCGAGAACGGAGCAGGCTGTCCTCTCGCTCAGGGATTGTACGAATGCCCAGGTGCGTCTCGTGTAGTATATCATAGCGAATGCCCATATGGCAGCGCAAAAGACATTTACGGAAGTGCTATTGGGAATCATCGAATGGTTTCGAAAGAAGCTGTTCAAGGTATTCTTGATTCTGTGAAAGATCAGATTATTAAGCACTTCAATATGATAGTGGCGACTTCCTTTCAGATTAGATCGGGAGGAAACGACACTAGAGTACCTCATGGATGGGTTGGTATTTCGACACTGATCGAAGGGCAGTGGGTTGATGAATTTTTCCATCTAACTCTTGCAAGTGAATTAGGTCACTTATATGGTCGAAAAGAATCGATCCATGAGATTGGTTATGAAATTGAGAGAATAATTACGAAAACACAGAAGACCAAATACGTTGATATTTGTGAAGGAACTTCGATTTTCGATTCTAAGGGTGCAGTCTTTTTCAAGAACTTCAAACCTTTCAGACTCGAAGATGTATCGAGGGACTGTAACCGTATCGTTTTGTATAAGGGATCCTTCAATCCCATTCACCATGGTCATGTGAAAATTGCAAG